CTTCATCATGGAACAAGACAGAGAAAATATACACTTTTAGTAATGGTTCATTTATAGAGTTTTTTAGTGCTGATTCGGATGACAAAGCAAGGGGGCCGAGAAGAGATGTATTATACATAAATGAGTGCAATTCAGTAGATTTTGAAATCTACAAGCAGCTCGCAAAAAGAACTGAGCTTGAAATATATTTAGACTGGAACCCTACTCATGAGTTTTGGTTTGATGAAGAAATATCAAATGATGATGATGTTGATTTTATAACTGTAACTTATCTTGATAATGAGGCATGCCCAAAAGCAGCTGTAAATGAAATTGAAAAATCAAAAACAAAAGGATTTTATGACCAAGAACTCCCAATAGACAACCTTTTTCAAGAACAAAACATAAAAAATGCTTACTGGGCAAATGACTATAGAGTTTATGGTTTAGGTTTACCAGGCAGATTACAAGGCGTAATATTTACAAATTGGTCAGAAGGAAATTTTAGAGATGATTTAATACATTGCTATGGTATGGACTTTGGCTTTGATCCTGATCCTACTGTATTACTTAAAACAGCTTTTGATAAGAAAGAAATGAAAATGTATATTCAATTAGAATTGCATGAAACAGAGCTTTCATCAGGAGAAATAGCTGATAGAACAAAAAACAAGATAAAAAACAAAACAGATTTAATTGTAGCTGACAGATCAAGTAAGAGGCTCATAAATGAAATGAGAAGAAAAGGTCTAAATGTAATAAAAGGCAATAGTGATGCTGGAGCTGTAAAAGAAGGGTATAAGGGTCTTATGGATTGGCATATAGTTGTATGTGGGGATGATGAAGGTAGGGCTATAATAAAAAAATGCTTTAACGGACATGAATGGAGTGATAAGAAATCTGGTATACCAAAAAACAAGCTAAAACACATACCTGACTGCATGAGATATTCATGGGAGTTTATGGTATACAAAAGTGGATTGTAGCTCTTTATTAAAAAATCAATCTGTTTTTCTATATTTGTAAAAAAGCATTAAATGAGTAAAATCTTAAAAACTATAAATGAGATAGGAAAAAAACTTATAGATATAAACTCTATAAGCGGACAAATACCATACAATGAGGAAGGGTTTTATGCGTCAGTTTATGGAGGGACTGGATTTGAAAATTATAGATCAAAGGAAGCAATTAATCAAGGGTTCAACATAAATGACGATGTATATTCCATAATTACTAAAGCTGCATCTACAATCTCTAATAATATAGTTTGGGGCATATATGAAGTGAATAGTAATGGAGAAGAGGAAGAAGTTTTTAACACAGAGCTAGGCGACCTTCTTGCAGACCCTAATAATTATCAAACATCTCAAGAGTGGAGAGAATTGGGAGTCATTTTTTTAATGATTACAGGCAGATCATTTATTGCAGGGTTATCTCCTATAGGATTTAGTGAATACAGCTCTCTACACCACTTACCAAGCCAAGTAACAACATTTAAAAAAGGAGACTTAAGAAACCCTTATGAAAAATTTGAAGTAGATTGGGATTATCAAAAAACATTTTTACCTAAAGATGTATTATTCACAAAATACCCCAACCCAAATGATAAGGAGTATTTTGACGGGCACTCTCCTCTTAGGTCGGGTAACAGACTGCTAAAATCATCTAATAACTTAGTAGAGGCAGACGCAGAAGCCTTAAACAACAGAGGTATAAGTAATATTTTATCAAACGGATCTGATGAAGTTATGCTCCCTAATGAACAAGAGAAAATGGATAAGATGATAAAGCAGTTTGTAGGTGGAGCTAAGAAATTTAATGGAATACATTTTACTCCTGCTAATCTAAAAAAGATAGATTTGGGAATGAGTCCTCAAGATTTAGAGATAATCAAAAGCGATATATCTAAAAGAAGAAGATTTTCCAACATATTCCATATTGATTCATCATTATTGAATGATCCAGCAAATAAAAGATACAATAATGCCAGAGAAGCACTAAAGGCAGCATTTACAGATGTTTATATTCCAACGGATAAAAAGTTCGTAGATGGCTTAAATAAATGGCTCTCTCCGATGTTTAAAACGGGGAAATCAAATACAATTTATAGGATTAAACAAAAAACTGATCATATTCCTATATTACAAGAGGACAAGCAAAAGGAGGCGGCAATAATGGAGAAAAAGTCTTTAAGAGTAAGAGAAATACTAAAAGATTATACTCAATCAGTGATAAATAGACAGGGTGCATTTATGATTTTAACAAAAATTCATAATTTTACAGAAGAAGAAGCAAACCAAATGTTATCATGACAGACATATTACTACAATCAATTCTAATAAGTTTCTTTTGCGTTGGACTAAGATTAGTTTCAGGAAAAGGAATGATTCTATACTTCTTAAGAAAGCCTTATGAAATATTGGGAGACATGAAAGGGGAAATTGCTGAAAATAAACCAGACCAAGGGATTTCATATTTAGTAGTAGCCATGTTGCATTTATTTTTAAAGCCAATAATAGGCTGTGTTACTTGCATGTCAGGAGTTTGGACATTAGTATCTTCAAGTATATTTTTTCAAGGCATTAACAAAACAAGCATTTTGATTATATTTGTAGTAAGTTTTTTAAATACATTTTTGTTTTCATTATGCCAGAAGATAGAAAAATAAACTCAAAGGTCGATAAAAAGTCATTGCAAGAGTCAATAAAAATAAAGAAGGGAATTGTTAAAAATAATCAAATAGTATACAAAGATGAGAGTAAAAATCCCAGAGTTTAGCAGTAAATCAGAGCTTTTTGATTATTTAAAAAAGAATAAGNAAGACCTTATCCAAAAGAAAAAATCCGCCCCTATAGAGTCGGATATTTTTTCTTTTATACCTTCTGATGTATCTATAAAAAATGCTTTTGAAAACAAGAGCAATGAGCCAGTTACATCTAATGTTGATACTCTTAGAGTTAAGATAGTAGGTAATACTGCAAATTGGATTGATTCGCACATGGATATGCTTCTTCCAGGATGCTGGAATAAAAGCATAAACGAAAGAAAAGGCATTATACCTCACTTACACGATCACATACATCAATTAACTGCTGAAGTAGGTAATTTTGTTGATATATATCCTAGTGTTTTATCTTATTCTGAGCTTGGTATTAAAGGCGTAACAGGGTCTACAGAGGCATTAATAGGCATCAGTGATATAACCAAGTCAGATAATGAGAAGGTATTTAACAAATACAAAAGTGGAAAAGTACATCAGCACTCTATTGGCTTGCAATATGTTAAGCTAGACCTAGCAATTAATGATGATAGTAGTGAAAAAGAAAAGGAATTTTGGGATAAATATTATGACCAAGTAATAAACAAAGAAGTTGCAGACAAAAGGGGTTTCTTTTGGGTTGTACAGGAAATTAAACTAATCGAAATATCAGCCGTGTTGTTTGGAAGCAACATTATTACACCAACATTGGATAATAATGTAAATGGGAAGTCGGTAATAACCACTCCAATTAATGAGCCGCAAAAAAGCACTCATTCAAAAAGCAGAAGACATTTAAGGCCTATTTAAAAATAAAAACAATGAAAAAACTAATTTTATTTATTTTGTCGGCACTATTATATAGTGCGTTTCTAGGAGTAGCTTTTGGAACAGCGACACAATCAACTAGCGTAATGCTATTTACATCTTTAACATCATTTAGCATTTCAATGCTAACTGTATTTTTACCAGTAACATTAAATTCTGTTGCATTTGAAACTTTGATATTGCCTTGGCAGAAAAAAAACGCATCAGGAGAAATTGAATTTAAGAAGTTAACAAGGGATCAAATAAAAGAGCTTGATAAAAAAGATGAGGAGCAAAAAACTGATATGGTTGATCAATATTTAGACGCTTACGATAGTTATAGAGAAGAGCAAATAAAAGCACTAGAAGAAGGAAAGGTTAGTATTAAAGAGGTTCAGGAAATTTCAAATCAGCTTTTAAGCCTTAAAAATGATCAAATGTCCACCATTAAAAAGGCAATGAAGGCAATGGGCGATGAGCTTGCCGCATTGAAGGAAAAAGGAATAGATAGCAATACAGATACTTTCGAGGCTTCTCTAAAGAATGCATGGGATGAAAAAGTTAGCCAAATAAAAGGAGCTTTAAACGGAGAGGTGCCTACTGTAAAAATGATTATTGATACTAAGGCTACACAAACCTATGGAGATATTACGGAGGGGTCTGATCTTTGGGATGTAAGACCAGGCATTATTGATAAGCCTGTAAGACAACCCAGGATTAAAAGTTTATTTCCTAATACTCCTGTAACTGGAGAAGGTTTGAAATTTGTAGAACAAGATACTGTAGTTAGAGACGCTCAAAATGTAGCAAAATGCGCAGCACCTACATCAAACACTAAAGAAACTTTAATAGTTAGATCAATTGAAACCAAAATGATCAAAGATGTTATTAAGTTTTGTAGAACTTTTGTATCTGATTATCCATTCATGGAGTCAAGAATTAGAAGACTATTAACTGAGTCTGTTGAACTGAAAGAAGATCAAGATTTACTTACAGCAGATGGACTTGGAGAAAATCCTTTCTCAATTGATTTTTATGCTTCAGAGTTTAATGCAGCTAATCCAGCATGCAATATAGCGGGAGAAGTTTCTCAAGCAACAATGATTGATCTTATTCTTGGAATGAGAGTTCAAATTTCAGTTTTAGGAGAATTAAATGCATTTATGCCAAATGTTGTTTTGGTTAATATGTGTGATTGGTTTACAAAAGTTGAATCTAGAAAAGACACACAAGGTAATTATATTGACTCAAGAGTAACAATGGTAAACGGAATGCCTAATGTTGGAGGCATGATGGTAATACCTTTGGCTAATGTTCCTCAAGGGACATTATACGTAATGGATACTAATAAAGGTGAAATTCTTGATAGAAGAAGACTAGAATTAGAAATTGCATTCCAGAATGCAGACGAATGGGAAAAAGAAATAGCATCACTTAAAGGCTACACAAGAGTAAATTTATGGGTTCCAAATGAATGGAAAAATGCATTTATGAAGTGTAGCGACATTGACACAGCTATATCAGCAATCAATAAGCCATAACTTTATAAGTCATAAAGAATTAAAAAAGCCTCTTATTTAAAGAGGCTTTTTTGTATATTTGAAAAAGAAAATTAAACAAAATACAAAATGAACGTTACATTTATTAAAGATCATGTATCAGGGCTTTTAGAAGGAAGGGTTATTGAAGTATCTAAAAAGCATGGCGAAAGGCTAATAGAAGAAGGATATGCTAGGGAATCATCTGATTCAGAGATAAAAGATTTTCATGAAAATAATGTTACTCCAAAAGTAGAGAAAACAAATAAAAATTATCTTTTAGATCAGATAAAAACGCTAGACATTAAAGGCCTTCAAGATTTTGCAGAAAACGCAAATTTAGGGATAGAAATAAACGATTCTATGCCTATAGAAGAAGCCCGTGAGTTTGTTGAATTAGCATTAGAAGAAAAAAATAATTAATGGCTCTACCTATATTAACACCAGACGATTTTATCGGAGAGACTAAGATTTCTAAAAATGAATATGATGAAAAAGATCTTCAATATTACATTGATAGGAATGAGAAGGATATATTGATAGATTTGTTTGGTTGTGAAATGTCAGAGGAAATAATAAATGATTTAGATGGGGATAATATACCGCAGCAGGATAGATATAAAGAGTTGTGGGAGGATTTTTGTATAGATGATGAGTGTCATGTTCAAAGAAGAAGTCGAGGTGTTAAGAATATACTTTTAAATCAAATTTATCTTTTATATTCAAGAGATCAAAAAACAAAAAACACCGTATCTGGTAATGTAACCAATTCGTTTAGCGTATCTAAACTTTCTAGTAATTTCGCTACTAATATGGTTAGGGTATATAACGACTCTATAGAGTGGTATAATTCAATACAGTGGAGAATATGCGAAAACCCTAACAATTATGATTACGATAATTATAATGGTAAAACAAAACAAATAATAAGCTTTGTATAATGGGAAACCCTACTACAATAAACATAGGAATATTAGATATTGGATCAGGAGATACAAGCCAAGTTATTGATGTATGCCATCAGTATGGATGGAGTATAATTCCTAACGTATTAGGAACTGCTGGAAATGCAAAATACACTATAGAGGTTTCACATAACGGCATAACATGGAAAGAATATAATAATATAGCTATAGACATAGATATAGAGGATGGTGTACAAGATAAACAGTTGAATTTTTCTAAAATAAGAATAGTAACTTTTTCTGGGGGGGCAAGTTCAGGCAATGTTGAATTTACAATGCAATTAAAGTATGGGTAAAATAATTGATCTGTCTCAATCACAACAAACTAATGTTTTAGGATTTTCAAGAGTTGAATTAAATTACAACGCTTTATCATCAAATTCAGGAACAGTAATAGGAGAATTAGCCTATGTACAGGAAAGTCAAGGTACGCCTTGGCTACCTGGCGCAATTGGTGGGACATATTATCCTAAAGGAGTTTATTTATGGGATGGTGTAGAATGGACTAGTGACAGAAACTCTATATCAAATCAGCTTGAAATAAGTATAGATGACATTGATCAATTAGAATTTGACCTTTCTCAGGAAGTATTAAATAGAATAAATGCAGACAACCTATTACAATCTAAGATAGCAGTATTAGAAGGTTCAAGCTTTGGAATAAATCAAAGATGGGAAGAAATAAACGGAGAGTATATATTGTGCTATAATGACCCAAATAGAAGTGATAAAATACTATCTGTAAACGATATATATTTGTCTTTTGGAGAGAATAGAATAAGTTCAAATGACTGGATCATACCTGTAGCTAATGCTAGCAGTGCAGATTCATCACATATTGCTTTTAAGGATGCTACTATAGTAAGTGCTTTTTATAATTGTGAAGATGCAAATGGGTTGTCAAAGGATATAAATCTTTACATAAATGATACTTTAGAAACCACTTTGTTTACAACATTGCCTAATGACAATACCTATCAGCAAGAAATAAATAATAGCCTAAATATAGATGTATTATCAGGAGATAGAATAAGAGTTAGAGGTGGATCAGGAGGGAATATAGAGGATACGGTTGTATGCTTAATAATTAAATGGAGAAAAGCTTAAATAATGGAAATATTTGTAGAAGAAATAAGCGAACTAAGAATTAATGCTTTTTTAAAAGTATTTCCATATGAAATAGATTTAGAACATCTAACAAACATACCTTTTACAACTATTGGACTAATAAAAAATACCCCAAAATATGGAGACAGGGGCATTAAATTGCATGCATCATATACTGATGGGGTTAATGAAGTAGTACGGAAAACTTTTGCTTATGATTTAGAGTCTGAAAATGCATCTGTAACAATAAAGTTTGATTGGTATACTATTGAAGGAAATATAGGTGTAAGCAAGACTGAATATAAACCTTTAAACATAGTAGATGTTGAAAACATTAAAAAGGGAAACAGGAAAAGAACAATAACATACTTGCAAGGATCTGCAAAGGGAACACCTATAGAGATTCATGTAAACGAGTTGCTTTCTCATTACTTTAATGAAGTTCTATTGTATGAGGAAGGCGGAACTACAGACTTTGAGAACGCTATAAATAATGAAACAGACCCTTTGTATCTTTCTTATTTGAATATAGTGATAGATGAACAGGGTAAAACTGTAAAAAACAGCATTTTAAATCAAATACAACAATAAATTAACAATGGAAAATTCGGAGCTATCAAATAAAATAAATCAATTAAGTCAGTCTGAATGTGTAGAATTCCTAAATGATTGCGATGTATATGCAGAAAAAATAGGGAATGGGAATGGATTGGGAGAAGATATTTCTTCTTATGTAACCTTGTTTAAAGGTAAAGCGGAGATAGATAAAGAAGATATACTATCAAATGTTGAGAATCATTTATTACACATTGGAGGAAGACCTAAGGATAGAGGTTAATGGACTCAATGAGTAAAATATTGTTGGTTATGGGCTTTGTTTGTGCAATATCTTCAAGCCTTTTATCTCAAGAATTATTATGGGATAATTCCTATTATCATTTAATGGAAGCTTCATTCTGTTTATATTTATCTTCATTATACATATGTGTAAAATGTGGAGTTAAATATTCCGATAAGTGGATAAAAGTACCTTTGTTTGTATTACTATCGTCTATATCAACAATATGTGATGAGTTATTTTATGATGCTACTAAAGTAGAGTTAAATGACTTGATAAGATTGGTGTCCATATTTGCGTTTGTAAAACTATATAAACCTAAGTAAAATGCAGGAATTGTTAAAAATTGTCAAAGAGACATTTTCAGCTTATTCTATGGAGATATTGCTATTCATCGCTGGATCAATAGGAGCAACAATATCAGATAATAGGAAAGACATGAATCTAAGCATTAAACAAAAAATTTTAAGTATGATTTTTGGAGGGTTAACAGCAGTTTTTTTAACTTCTTTAGTTGTAGAGCTTTTTGAAAGCCTTACAGATATTAAGCTTTCACCTTCTGCTCACTCTGGAGTAGGTTTTTATATTGGTTACATGGGGATGCAACAAATAAATAAGCTCATTTTATGGATAGAACCTTTTGCTACATCTTGGATAAAAAATAATAGGAAGAAATAGTAATGGCTTTATTTAAAAGACTATACAGGATAATAGAGGAGATTGTTAATGAAATTTCATGGGAAATAAATGTTTTAAACATTGTAGATAATGGAGATGGAACTACTACAATAGATGTGAATTGCACTTCATATTTGCATAGTTGCTCTAAATTTTCAGATGGGTTGAATATGTGGATAGTGGATTCGTTTGAATTTAATAAATCGCTAACTGTAAAGCCTTATGGTCATTCTAACACATGGACAGTTGATAGATTTAAATTAGAAATACCAGAGCCTAAGTTTTTGCATGGTACAGTAAGGCTAGCAAACGAAGAGTATACAAGGATATTATCAAATAATAACTCCCCATCCCCAATAGTATACCTTTATGAAGCAACACAAGAAAAAATAAGTTTAAGAAAACAAGACTTAGTGAATAGAAAGGCTGATATTAGACTTTTCATACTGATTAACAATAATTTTGAAGACTTTATAAGGTTAGATTATGATAAAGAAGTATTTGATCCAATTTCAAATGTAGAAGAAAAGATAATTAAGGGGTTGTTAAATAACCGTAATATTGATAACTTTACAGATGATATTATTAGATATGAGCATGAGCAATTCGCTTATTCTGATAAAAATGGAGATATACAAAGGATATTTACAGGAGAGTTGAGTGATCTGGAAATGATAATACCTTTGAATATAAAAAGATGCAATAAAAAAGACTTTAATTGTTAAAATAACCCAAAATGGGAATATGTAAAAAAACATGTGGATGCAGTGCCCACGCAAATTTCGGAGTCAAGGATTTCGCGGAATTTGGAGCCGCTGTAAGACTTGGATTTATGGATTATAGAAATTCTGATAACGAGATAAATGGGCTAGAGCTAGATCAAAATTGGGATGAAGGTTTTTGGAATGGAAAAATATTAAATCCTGACAAAACAAAAAGACTTTATTTAACGCCCGAGGCCGATGAGACTAACCCCACAATAGAAGATGCTCCAACTCAAACACTACAATCAGGAAGAGTTATCTCATTAGGAGATGGAATCGTATCTTATGAATTTCATTTTTATGATACAGACGCTACTTTTTACAATGCGATGAACTCTAGAAAATGCAAAAGAGATGGCGTGGTAATGTTTGATGGTTGCGGATCAACGGCAGGACATAACTGTAATAATAATGTATTAAATGTAATTGAAATAGCAAGAAATACATTGCAGGTAGATTTTGTTCCACCAGTAAACCGTACATCTGCAGGGTATACTAGAGTTAGATTTAATTTAGACATTAATGAATCTCCTGTATTTAACATCGTTTTAGATGGAGACATAGAATATAATGTCAACAATGTTGAATCTCCTTATGATGTAGTGGCTGTTGGAAACGTAACAGGAACTACAACGCAAACAGTAGTACAGTTAGAAGCATTAACCGCAAGAGTTAAAAATTATATTCCTGCTGAAGGGGCGGATGATCCGTCTGCGTGGAGTATTACAGACTCAACAGGAGCTATTTCTTCAGCATCAGCAGTATCAGAATCACCTTCAGGAACATATACTATAGATTATGTTGCAATATCTACTGGCATAGCTAAATTTAATTACTTAGACCCTGATTTTGCGTTTGAGGCAAATTTTGAATCTTTAATTTCATAAAATGGTAGTAAAAGGAATAAAATTTAATAAGGAGGTAGTTAATTCAATGCCTAAAAAAGATTTTGTAAAGCAGTTCAAAGATAGGTTTGAAAATGCTGGAGAAATATATGATGAATTAAAAAAAGGGTTAGGGGTAGCCGAAGATAAAAGCGATACTGAAAAAGTATAGCTGTTAATTTGTAATTTTGTCAGAGCTCCTTAGTATCGGAACTAAAGCAAAGTCAATAAACGCTATTAAAATAGCAATAGAGATTTTGAATAGAAGAGCTACTAAGGAGCTTTTAATTTCTTTAAATACTAGGAATCAGCTTTTTGATAAAGGTGAAGATTCTAGAGGGATAAGGCTCGATCAAATAGGAGGATCTTATTCAATAAACACAATAGAAGGGGTAGAAGGCGTTTACCCTGGCAAAAAAGATTTAGGGCTTCCGTTTGACCGAGTAACATTATATCAAACGGGGGAATTTTATGAAAGCTTTCAAATAAAAATTGAATGGCCTTTCATCATATTCATTGCAAATGACTTAAAAGAGGGAATTAGTTTAAATGAAGAATGGGGAGGGCATATTTTGGGATTAAATGAAGAAAATAAAAGATTTTTTGAATCGTTCCTTTTGGAACAAGTTATTGACGAAATACTACAGCGTTTGCTGTCCTAGCTTATACATATCTATATTTGACGCTCCTGCGTATGTTTGGGAAGAATACCAAGAAACAAAAGATTACAATGTTTTAATAGGTCTAATCAAAAAGCCGTCCATAAATGACATAGCAAGCCTAAAAAACATTTTTTATAACTCAAATAAGTACAATAAATGGCTTAATTCAATAAAGTTTATTGAACTTGTGGAAAAAATTTATTCAGAAATAGTATTCCACTTCCCTCCAGAAAACTATCTAAAGCAATTAGAATTAAGGAGGAAAATCGCGATATACAAGTGGAAGGCTGAGTCAGAAGGTAAAAGAGCATACAGGACAAAAGCCGCTCTTCTTGAGTTGCAACTAAAAGATAATTCAAGTGAAAAATATAAATCTAACTTTTATGAAAACTGTGATGCTATTGGTAAAAATAGACATCAAATTATAAACCCAATAAAAATAAGTATCTTTGATTACAGGAATTACATAAAAATAGACTCTAAGATAAATGGCGACATCCAAAGAAGACTTAAAGGCTCTAAACCAGTTACTAACAGAAACAAATAAGCTTATAAAGCAAATAGGCGATAATGCGGCTAAAAGTTCAGAAGAGTTTGCAAATCCTAAAACGCTGGATGAAATAAAGAAGACTGAAAAGGCTATAGATGATCTCAACAAGTCTACTAAACAATTAGAAGAGAATAAAAAGGCTCAGGCAAAATTAGATAGTAGACTTTCCTCAATACGTAAGGGTGAACAGGATCAAATTATAAAAACTAGGCTAGAAATACAGCAAGAAACAAAAGCAGTAAAAGATAGGATAAAGGAATCAAAAAGCCTTACTCCTTTATATGATAAGGAGAGGAAAAGATTAGCTCAAATGCAAAAAGAGCTAGCAGAAACAGCACTAAGAACTGGTAATAGCTCAAGGGAAACAAGAAAACTTGCAAAAGAGGTCAATAGGCTAAATAGCAGGATTTCAATGGCCGAAAAGATTGGAGGAAGATTCCAGAGGTCAGTAGGTAATTATCCTAAATTATTTAGTAATGCAGCATTCGCAATAGCTGGAGGGGTAGTAGGCGTACAGGCTTTAGTTAGAGGGTTTGGAGACGCAATAAATAGATATAGAGAGTTTGAGGACTCTAATAGCAATTTACAGGCCGTTTTAGGAGTTTCAAAAAATGAAATGGGAGCATTAAGACAGCAAGCATTGGGTCTTGGTTCTTCTACCGCTTTCAGTGCAGGGCAAGTGACCCAATTACAAACAGAGCTAGCAAAGTTAGGGTTCCCTACAGATGAAATATTGCAAATGTCTGAATCAACATTGGCGGCTTCTGCTGCAATGGGATCGGGATTAGGAGAACAAGCAGCTTTAACTGGAGCTACTTTAAAAGCGTTTGGTTTAGATGCATCGGAAGCATCAAGAGTTAATGATGTTCTTGCTAAATCAACAAGCGCAAGTGCATTAGATTTTAGTAAATTGCAAAATTCAATGAGTACTATTGCTCCTGTAGCATCATCTTTTGGGTTTAGTTTAGAAGGGACAACGTCTTTATTAGGTCAGTTGTCAAACGCTGGATTTGATGCAAGTAGCGCAGCAACAGCTACAAGAAATATTTTATTAAACTTAGCTGATGCTAACAGTGATTTAGCAAAGTCACTAGATGAGCCAGTAAAAGACATACCATCCTTAGTTAAAGGATTAAAACAATTGAAAGATGATGGAATTAATCTTGCAGAAGCATTAGAGCTAACTGATAAGAGAAGCGTAGCAGCATTCTCAACATTTTTAGAGGGAGCAGATGACGTAGAAGAGCTAAATAGAGTTTTAGAGCAGGCTGGCGGTACGGCTCAAAGAATGGCTGATGTACAGTTAGATAATTTAACTGGTGACTTAAAGATATTAGAGTCAGCATGGGAGGGATTTGTATTAAGTTTGCTTAGTGGAGATAGTGCTTTCAGTAAAATAGCGAGGAGTGTTGTTCAATTTACATCTTCATTACTTGGTCTTGCAACAGAACAAGAAACACAAGTAGATCTACTAATAAAACAACAATCAGAGATGAATGTTCTAGCAGAGCAAATATTAAGGACAAATAATAATGAAGAAAAAAGAAAAGACCTAATAGATCAGCTAAATAGTGCATATCCTGAGTTATTAGAAAACTTAAACGCAGAAACTTTAAGTAATGAAGAATTACAGGCGGCAATAGAAGGGGCAAACGAAGCTTTTAGGGAGAAAATAAAGCTTGCAGCAATAGAGGAAGAGTTAATAGAGAAACAAAAAGAAGCCGTAGCAGTACAAAAAGAGTTGCTTCAAGTTGAGAGAGATATAGCTAAACAAATAATAAAAACAAGAGAAATAGCGGAAAGCAGAATAGATAAATATGACGAAGATGTAAAGGGAATAAAAGAATTTGGAAGAAATGTAGAGTTCCATTTAGAGAAATTAAATTTAAAATATAAAGATGCTCAACTGGCTTCGGAAGCATTAAATGATGAAAACGCAAGTTATTTCGATATTGCAGAAGGACTTATAAATGTATATAAGCAACAGGGCGCAAATCTATTTAATGTAGCTCAAGGAAATGATAGATTAGCTTTCTCTGCTAGAGAAGTGGTGTTATTAGATAATAAAAGATTAGAGCTAGAAAAAGAACTAAATAAGTTGAGTGAAGAATCTATTGCACTAGAAGGCGAAAAAGGAGTATCAACAGAGGAAACAAATAAAGAAACTGAAAAGCAGATTGAGATAGAAAAAAAATCAACTAAAAGTAAGAAAGGACTAACAGATGCTCAAAAGGCTTTTAATGAAT